AAACAAGCCATGGCCAATCCGGTGCCTTTGTATGGTGCTGTTGCTGAACGACTGTTGCTTCTAGGCACTGTACCTAATTTTGTTTTAAAACTATTTGATCCTGTTGATTTGGTTCAAATGTGTCTAGCTGATCCTTTTAAAGCTAGTGTTAAAAAAGAAGCAATTAGAGGTGTTAAACTTGCTGAAAATAGAGGTCGTGTTTTTGAAATGGCCTCAATTGTAGATGAGTTGCTGTCAAAAGCTATAACCTACAATAGTGCTAAAATTGTTTTAGCCACACCCGGCAAGCACTTCTCTTTACTTGGAATGCCTCTTTCGGGAGATGAACCTACGAAGTTTCACGAAACCATCATTGAAGACCAACTTAATGGCAATGTTGCAAGTAGTGATATGGATGGTTTCGAATTTTCCATTCCTGAAGTTGGGTTTGAGGCATGTGCAGAATATGATATTCTTGTTTCAAATATTGATGCTTTTAAAGCATGTGCATTGCGAAATTATGCCGTAACCCTCGCAAGAGGTTTGATTTGCTTTTCAGATGGTGAAGTCTGGATGCAAACATCCTATGGTTGGATGAAAAGTGGAGTTTCGTTAACAGCAGATTGGGACACAAAAGTTCGGTCTATGTTGGAACTCTTGGCTGGTCCTGGTTTTGTGTATTCTTCTGCTGATGATTGTCTCAGTAAAAGACGTAGTGGCGCCGTAGCCTATTTCAATAGTCTTGGTTTTGTACCTGAAGATTATGAAAAAGATACTACAGAAGGTTTTGAGGGTTGCTCACACCTTTGGGTTTATGGATTTAGTCCGTATCCTGTTCGCTTAGCTAAGGCAACATTTAATTTGTTGCTTGATGGAATTACACCACAAAAACTTCATAGTTATATTGAAAAATTTTACAAAGTTGAAAACTTTTCGGAAGTTCTAGCTGTGTTAGTCTCTGATATCCAGGAGTCAGAGACTTAGTTGTTTAGTGAGTTTATGTTGCCCGATATAAAGAACCTCTGTTTTGAATTTGTAGTCAATGTACTCGAGACTGTTGTTTTTTATATTTTCATTGTACTGTTTGTAACAATTTTAATTTTAAGACTTTAAGACCTTAGAATGCAACCCAATATGAATAAACAAATCACAAAGACAATTACTGGCGCTGTCCAACAAGGCT